ACGGTGATAAAACTCACATGGCAAGACCGAGTGCATTCGATCGTATTAACGTACGTCGTCTCTTCCTGGTTATCGAAAGAGCTATTGCGATTGCAGCAAGAAACGTCATGTTCGAATTCAACGACGAGTTTACTCGCGCAGAATTTGTAAATATCGTAGAACCTTTCTTAAGAGAGATTCAAGGTAGACGTGGTATCACCGACTTCCGTGTTGTTGCAGACGAAACAAACAACACACCGGCAGTTATAGATAGAAACGAATTCATATGTTCGATCTTCATCAAACCAGCACGTTCAATTAACTTCGTAACACTTAACTTTGTTGCAGTTAGAACTGGCGTGGACTTTGACGAAGTCGTAGGTACGGTATAAGAGCGCTGAAAGGAAAAAGCAATGGTTCTCGCAGTAGACGACTTTAAAGCCAAACTAAGAGGCGGTGGCGCAAGACCGAATCTATTTAAGGCTACAATTAACTTCCCGGCATATGCAGGTGGCGACGTAGAGATTACTTCGTTCTTGTGTGAAGCTGCACAGCTTCCGGGATCAATTATGGGTATTGTTACAGTACCCTTCCGTGGACGTCAGTTAAAGATTGCAGGAGACCGTACATTTGATACTTGGTCACCTACAATTATTAACGACACAGACTTCCGTGTACGTAACTCTATGGAACGTTGGATGAATGGTGTAAATGCACATAATGCAAACACCGGCTTAGTAAATCCTATTGACTATCAAGCTGATTTGCTTGTAGAGCAATTAGATAGAGACGAAGCAACACTAAAGGCTTATACTTTTAGAGGTTGTTTCCCAACATCCGTATCTCCAATTGATCTTGCATATGGATCCAATGATGAAATCGAAAGATTCACTGTTGAATTCCAAGTTCAGTATTGGGAGTCAAATACCACTTCTTAATAGGTGGATATATAAGATTAGGCCAGGCGAGAACATCGCCTGGTCACCTTTAATGATAGGATGAGCAATGGCCGATAATAGTTTAAAGCTTTTTGGTTTCGAAATATCTCGAACTAAGACTCAAGAAGCAAAAGATAAAAATTTAAGATCGATCGTGCCCAAGGTAGACGAAGATGGTGCTGGTTATGTAACCGCATCTGGTTCTCACTTTGGACAATACATCGATATTCACGGCGATAAATCCAAAGACAATTCTACCCTTATTCAAAAGTACCGTGGGGTAGCACAACATCCAGAAGTAGATGCTGCAATTGAAGACATTACCAATGAAGCTGTTTCAGGCGGATCAGAGATTGGTATTAGTGTCAATATGGATGGTACAGATTTATCTAAACAAATTAAAACAAAAATCACAGAAGAATTCGACTCTCTGCTTTATATGATGAAGTTTGGCGATATGGGTCACGATATATTTAGATCGTGGTACGTTGATGGTAGAAAAGTCTTTCATCTTGTTATAGATGAAAAGAATCCTAAGAAAGGCGTCCAGGATATACGTCCAGTAGATGCCGCAAAGATTCGTAAAGTTAAAGAAGTTATTCGTAAGAAAGATCCCGCGACTGGCGCTACTATTATTGAGGGCCAGAATGAATACTACATTTATCAAGAAAAGCCTGGGCAACAGAACAGTGGTATTAAACTTACAAAAGATTCAGTGATCTATACTACGTCAGGCCTATTAGATGCTACACAAAGACACGTAGTTTCTTATCTGCACAAAGCACTGAAGCCTATTAACCAGCTACGCATGATGGAAGATTCACTTGTTATCTACCGTCTCGCCCGAGCGCCAGAACGGCGTATCTTTTATATTGATGTAGGTAACTTACCAAAAGGTAAAGCCGAAGAATATATGAAAGGTATTATGACTCGTTACAGGAACAAGCTCGTTTACGATGCTGGTACTGGTGAGCTTAAAGACGATCGCAAACATATGTCTATGTTGGAAGACTTCTGGCTACCTCGTCGTGAAGGTGGTCGTGGTACAGAGATTAGTACACTGCCTGGTGGCGAAAACTTAGGACAGATTGATGATATCTTATATTTCCAAAAAAGGCTATATAGATCATTAAACGTTCCAGTAAATAGATTAGAGCAAGAGTCACAATTCTCTTTAGGTAGATCATCCGAGATTACTCGTGATGAACTTAAATTCCAAAAGTTTATTGACAGACTTCGTGTACGCTTTTCTACTATGTTTAGAGAAATGCTTAAGCGTCAATTAATCTTGAAAGCTATTATTACAGAAGAAGATTGGGAAGAATTCTCTAACGATCTTACATTTGACTTCACACGTGATAATCACTTTACAGAATTAAAAGATGCAGAGCTATTAAGAGAGAAGCTGCAGTCGCTCGATCAAGTACAACAATACGTAGGAGAGTACTTCTCAAAAGAATGGATCATGAAGAATGTTCTTAAGTTTGACGACGAACTTATCAAAGATATGAGCGATCAAATGGGCAATGAAGAAGATGAAGCACCTGATGAAGCAGAAGAACCTCAAGAAGCACCGGCTGCTCCTGCACCAACACCTGTTAAAATAGTGAAAGACGATGAATAAAAATGACTGATGAAGTGGAAAATGACATGGAAGTACAAGAAGTAAACCCTATTGCGAATATGATTGATTATATTACTAATGGCGATTTCGTAAACGCAAACAATGTTTTTAATAATAATTTAATGGATCGTATTGGCGATACAATCGATCAAGCTAAAATCGCGCAAGCACAAGCTATGTGGGATCCAAGTTACGAAGATGGTGACGTTGGAGTAGAGGTCGAAGTAGGCGCTGAAGAGAATATCGAAGGCGAAGAGATTGATATGGAAGTATCTGACGATGAATTTGACGCTGCTGTCGATGATTTAGAAACCGACGATCCCGATGATTATGATGATCCTGATGATTATGGCGACGATAATGATTGGGAAAGCGATTAATTTGAAAAGATTAATTTGTATAAATATAGACGATAAGAAATTTATAGGTATTTGTAAATGAAAACTTTTCTACAAATAAGAGAAGCCATGGGTAAAAAGATGCCTCCTGGAGAGCACGTCTTTGATACTAAGCTCAAAGGCTACGGTCTTATGGTACACAAAGAAAAGGGTAAGTTTACAGCTTACATCGATATGGAGAAATTGGATACATTCAACTCTCTTAACGATGCAAAGAAAGCTATGCAAGCTTTTGTTAAAATGTCTGGGAGCAAGCGCAAATGAAGCTAATTACGGAATACACTGAAAGCAATGTACAGTGCATTGTCGAAAAGAAAGAAGACGGCACTAAGACGCACGTCATCGAAGGTATTTTTGCGCAAGCCGAAGGAAAGAATAGAAACGGACGTATCTACCCAAAAGAGACTATGAAAAAAGCGGTAGATAAGTACGTAGAAGACCAAGTTAAGTCCGGTCGTGCGGTAGGTGAATTAAACCACCCTGACGGACCTACAATTAACTTGGATAAGGTATCCCATCTAATTACTGACATGAAAATGGAAGGTAATAACGTGATGGGTAAGGCACGTATACTGGAAACTCCAATGGGTAAGATCGTTAGCGGTCTGCTTGAAGGTGGTGTCCAACTAGGTGTGTCAACTCGTGGTATGGGTAGTCTCGAACAGAGAAACGGCGTTATGTATGTCAAGGATGACTTTATGTTAAACACTGTAGACATCGTACAGGATCCATCTGCACCTCAAGCTTTTGTTAATGGGATAATGGAAGGTGTAGAATGGGTATGGAATAACGGCGTTATCGAAGCTCGAGAAATTGAAAGAATAGAGACTGAAATTAAGAAAGCTCCTCGTGCGGACCTCTATGAGGTACAAGTACGTGAATTCAAGAATTTCCTCTCGTTAATGAAAAACCAATAGGAGAGTCATATGACTGATCAAGTAGAAGACCAGGACGTTGAACTCAATGATGACGAGAATGTTGTTGAAGCTCACGATCCTAAAAATGCTGAAGAAGACTCCATTGCATCTGTAGATAAAGCTGAAAATGCTGGTAAAACAGCAGCTAAGCGCAAAGGTGACAAGGCTGATGGCGAGAAATCCATCAAACCTGCTGCCACTAAAGCGACAGCTCCACAAGCAGAAGCATACGACTTCTCAGACGACCTAGATGCTTTGGTATCCGAAGAAGCTACACTGTCTGAAGCATTCAAAGGCAAAGCCGCAATCATCTTTGAAGCAGCAATGAAAT